GGCTCCACCACCGCCACCTCCATTAGCACCACCGCCACCACCGCTCGCAACCACAAGGTAGTCAACAGAGGTCACACCCGTAGGACATTTCCACGTAGTCGTGCCTTTGAATACAAAGACGGTTTGACTGGGGACGGTGTACTTTAGGATGACGATACCGGAGCCGCCTTTGCCACTTGATGAACCAGCATCATTAGTGCCACCTCCACCACCGCCACCACTAGTTTCAGTTCCTGCCTGAACTGCCGGAGATAAACTCGGAGCGTTAGCCCCCCGCCCACCGCCGCCAATCCCACCAGCTTTGGTAGCAAACGATGCACTTCCACCGCCACCTCCAGAATAATACCCAGTAGATGGAGTGCCGCCGGGACCAGCTCCCCCATAAGATGAAGCAAATGACGGACCTTGCGAGCCATTACCGCCAATTCCAGCGCCTGCTGTATTACCGGCTTGTGATGCGCCGCCTCCGCCTCCACCGATATTAGTGGTATACGGACCGCCAGCATTGCCTTGCCCCGGAACACCCGTTCCACCGCCGCTAGGACTCGGTGTACCACCTCCGCCCCCTGAGCCACCGTTTCTGCCAGCAACTCCGGGCGACGTACCACCTCCACCACCTCCACCACCGGTTGCAACAACACCGGGAGTGGCAAAAGGAGACGGGCTAGAGCCACCAACAATAGAAGATAGACTTCCATCATTTCCCGGTCCAGCAGCGGATAAAGCTGCTCCACCACCACCCACGGTAATAACGTAATCGACCCCCCCAGAAACTAACGCTCCAGAGCCTGTAAGAAAACCGCCCGCTCCACCACCACCACCTAAACCAGAAGAAAAGTTTTCCTTACCACCACCCCCACCACCAGCCACTACCAAATACTCAACCTCTGTCACCCCAGTAGGGCAGGTCCAAGTAGACGTAGCGGTAAAGGTTTGGACGACTATGTAACCGCCTGCTAGAGGCCAGATGCCTTGTTGTTTGGCTATAAGCTGTTCCATCAAGGACCAGACGCCTTTGGCCGAAGCTGTAGTCGGTATGTTTGCTGGGCCGATAATCCCGCCGTTACCTCGTGGCATAACGACTCCTAGCTAATGTCTTCGTAACTGCAAACGATCTTCAGATCAGACGCTGTGCCTGCTGTAGCACCCAGTGATGTGTTTTCCTCTAGGTAAATATAAGCATCTTTATCAATAACTACTAACGTAGCATCAGCAGGAACACTTACTGTTGAGGCAATCTGAGTTGCTGTACCACCAAGCGCAGCGGCAGAGTAATAATTGATTGTGATCTCAGCGTTTGAAGTTCCATCCACATTAGACACGTAGAGGCTATTGACCTTAAGAACCTTGCCAGAGGATGCAGCGTTACTGAGAATGGATGTTGCAGAAGTGGAAGATAAATCAACCGTAACAGTCTTCCCAGTAATCGTGGTCGGTGAAACTAAATTAGGTGCAGCCATTTGTTATCCCCAAATCATTGCAGTCATCACGGGACTTGGCCCACCTCCACCACCGGTCGCAGCAATCGTTATGATGCCGTTTCCGGGGGTCAGTGTGATATTTGATCCAGCGGTTAGCCCATAGGCAGCGCGTTCTGCTGGATAGGTCACAAAGACGTTTTTAGTGCCAGCGGAGAAGTCAACGAGGCTTCCAGAGTTACTGGAAGACAAGACCGTGTCTCTTGATAACGTAGTGCCAGACGATGTGTAAGTGCCTATGCCGACTTCCCACTGGGATCCCGACTGATCCGCAATACTATAAAAAGTCGTATTACCATTACCTACAGCGGCAAACGATTGAAACCCCGTAACCGCACCGGCAAGGGTTATCGTGCCGGTGCCTGTCGTGGTGGTTGTCTCTTGAACCCGATCAGCAAGAAGAAAGGCCACTGGGTTCTCCTAAAAGGCTTAAGCGATGCGGATAATCGCTGTTGCAGCAGCAGGCGATGGAAACTGGATCTGGAAATCACCCGAACTAACTGACTGATCACCGCCAAAACTAAGCACTGCACAAGCAGGATTGCCAGAAGCTGTATCGTTATAGATGATGCCACCACATGTGGTAAACGTTGCGGAGGACCATGTAGTGTTATCAAAATCACAAACCGCTGTTGTGCCATCCGCTACAGGCGTCACCGAGGTCAGCGTATTACCGCCCGTGGTGTAGCCACTTCCGTTAGCAAGCTCATCCGAGTTGCTCACAAGCGTGTCATAGCTTGTTGTGGCAGCGCCATAGGTTCCAGAACCTGAAGCGGTTGCCTTCATCAAAGCAAGCTTAAAGGTATTGCCGGTAGAGGCCGTGAAGTTGTGGACCGCTTTGAGGATCTCGACCTTAAACGACGTCGGCATTGCGGTTGTTACGGAAATGGGCATTTTAATTCTCCAATAATTTAATCAACTCGGGATATCCCGCATCCCGAAAACGGTTCATTAGCGTGGTGTTGTGGGACGCCACCGCTTGCCGCATGTAACGCACCAAAACCTCACGGACTTGCGCCTTGAAGGCCTCTGCTTGATCCCGAATAACGGGATGAGACGAAGAGCCTACATAGACGATTTTTTCAAGCGCCATTTCAGCTACCTCTTCAGGCGAGAACCCCCGTCCAGAGACGTGGGTTACTTTGAATTCCCCAAGAAGAGCACCACCAGATGATCCAATCATGGCCCAGGACTCACAGATTTAATCGGTAAACGAATCATGCCATCTCTGTACTCATCACGTCTACGACGTCCTTGCTGCTCCATACCAAGACCTTGAATTGCTTGCTGGTAACTTTGATTAAAGTACCCAAGCATATCGGGGGGCCCTTTGGTGTAACTGTAAGCCTGAATCAAACAGGCATAAAGCAAAGCTTCAGGTGCGTTCAAGCTGATCCACGTTGTCGTGTTGGTACTAGAAAGCTGGGCAGGTCGATAGATATAACCCAGTTCAACGGCAAAATTTGCATTAGGTGTTGGAGCAATGTAGAACGTGTTCTGATCCCAAACCGAATAGTACTTAGGTACTCCTGTCTCCCCGCCATCAGGCCAGTACTCTTTCATGAACGACGTGTCACGGAAATCCAAGAAAATTTGGTCACTCGTTGTAGGATCAGTAATCATCATGTAACGATGGGTCAAGATATCTGATGGCGAGGCCAGGAACTTATTGCCTGAGGTCATCAAAGCAGTGGATTCTTTCTTAAAGTAATCCAGATCAATGTCCCGCAAAATTCGGTTTTCAGCCATTGTGATGAACGTATTAATCACCGCATTAGTGAACACGTTGCTGTTCACTTCGGTGTAGTTCCTGATGTTTGTGACGAGTTCGTCGTAAGTCATGAGATCACCACAGTGACGTTGCCAACAAACCCGTACCCAGTAACAAAGGTCTGTGGCGGATACGGCTGCATGTTCGTACGATTCACCGTGCTAAACCCAGAACCAATGCTTTGGAACGGCGCGCTAAAACCTGGAGTTCCAAGGTAGATTGTAACGGGTTCAATGCGGTCAACGCGAGGATCTTTGAGCGCAATGGCATCGCCACGAAACTTGAGCGGATAAAGCTGAGGCTCTTTAGGCTCGTAGTCGTCAGGACAGACCATGAACCCGCGCCAGTTCTTGCGCAAAGTGTTGTACGAATACCGCTGGCCGCAGTAATCACACAGGCCGAACGAAAATTTGCCTGTTGCAAAGGCCATGGTTTACTGCCCGAAATCGGGAATAAAGAGTGCGCTTGCCGTGTCACGATCTTCTGCCGCTGCGCGCGCGAAGTCTTCTTCGTAGATCTGCTTCAGCATGACTGTCCGTTCAGGCGCATATTTCAACGAAATCTGATAAGCAAGCCCGGAAGCAAGGCAGGGCAGAAAGCGAAAGTTAACGTCTGCGGTATTGGTGTAGACGCCTGCATCCTGGATCCGGCGAATGCGGTAATAGACCAGCGTGTAAGCAAGATTGGGCGAGGGATAGAGGAAGACTTTGAACGTGTTAGCACGTTGTACATACAACTGCGCAGGTTGGGCCTGCACGGTCTTATCAGGAAGGTCTAAGTACTCCTCCCGACTAATCCGATCAAGACTAATGTCTTGTTGGGGACTTACTCCAGGCAGACGAATGACCGCCGAAAGCACGTTGACCGTGTCTGATCCAAGCGTGATCTCGTATCCTCCAGGAGACAAGGTGTACGTCGCTTGCTCAATGGTCCAAAGGTTCAGCCCGCGATTAGCCCAGTCAAGAAACAACAGGTTTAACGACCGACGCGCAGACGACAATTGATATCCCGCCGTGGGACGCATGCCGCAGCGCTCAAAAGCCTCTTCGATTAAGTCATCAATCGAGAGGTTAAAATCGGTCGTTCCTGAAGTTGCCATTTACGCGCAGCTAGAGCCGCCCATTCGCATTTTCTTAACGCCCTTCATGGCCATGCGCTTGTGTTGATTAACCGCACCACCATTTTTCATCATCACAGGTCCGGTTTTGGTGCTGGTTTTACTCAGCATCTTGTTCCGAGGACCAGAGGTGACTGCACCGCCACCACGCGTTGCCGCGCCCATGCCACGTCCAGCCATAATTACTTCCCCTTTTTCATTTTCTTGGCCATGCCGCCAGCTTTCATGCCATGCTTGGCCCCCGGCATCATCGAACCATCAGGCATTTTGTGCATAGCACGGCCCTTGGCATCGCTTGTCTTACGCTTCATGGCACGGCCCATCTTGTCGGCCATGCCGCCTTTTTCGTAGCCCTTCATCATGATTTGTTTACCTTTTTTGCGGTTTTTGCAGACTCCTTAAAAGCTTGCGCCGTAGGAGCACCCTTGGAACCAACTTTGCGCATCTTTTCACCCGATCCAGCGGCGATACGCTTGCGCTTGGCGTTGATATTGGCATAGAGCCCTGGTTTAGTGGCCATCCTCACTATCCTTTTTTCGCGAGGGCATCAATTTTTGACTCAAGCCTTTCAAAGCCTGTATCAAAGCGTTCCATAATCTTCTCAAGGTCTGCACGAACCTCTGCACGAGTGATGTGATCACGGGCAATTTCCTCCCGAGTTCTATTGAGCAGAATTTGAATGCGCTTCTGCTCGTCGTGATTCATCTTAATCATAAACATGACCAAGGCAACGAAAAACGACGTTACTAAATTCCAAACAATGACTCCGGTATCCATTTAACACTTCCATCTGCGTCGAGCCTGCCGTATACGGCTGTTTGGGTCTTTGGCTGCTTCAGGAAACTGCTTCATTTGACCCGCTGAACGAGCACAAAATGATTTCCTTCGCGCAGCGTCTTTGGGACCTGGATTGTCCGAGGTCACCGCTGTTTTAAGTTTGCTGCCAGGGTTGGCACGGCGATAGGCTTCGACGCCCTTTTGCGTCATGCCTGCACCCTGCTTGGTCGGTCGGAAGTTACCGCTCTTGACCGACGTCGCAATGCCCATGCCCTTGGACTTAGCCATTACTGCGCGGCTCCACCATAAAAAAGGAGTGTCACGCTGGTGACGTTGACGTCAAAAACATCAATAAACACGCCATCATCGAACAAGATGCCCATATCAGGAATGATAAGGTCACTGGCCCCTGCCGAAGCAGGCGTGTTAATGGTCAATAATGCAGTCCCAGACGAAGTGCTGCCGTTTTTCAACGTAAACGACGACCCTGTGGCCGTATTGGTGAAGTACACACCAATCACCCGCGTGCGCCCCGCAATCGCGTGGGCATCGGCAGTCTTGGTGACTGCCTGAATATTACTGGCGCTCATCAGAGCCTCCTATTAAGAGGCTTGCGTAAAGGTGATGCCAGCAGCAACCGCGCAAAATCCCTTAGCAAACCAGCTCGTACCGTCGCTAATAACAGTAACCATGTCACCCGCAACCGCCTGCCCATCAACAAAAGAAATGGTGTCATCCGCAGTGCCTGTGTCACCGGCTACGCCCGCAGCATTGACTGCTTGTCCTTTGATAATGTTTGCACTTGACGCCGTTACAACCGTGTAACTGGCACCAGATGGGGCCGTTTTAACGATGAAAGTGTAGGTCAGTCCGGCAGCTGGGGCAGGCAGCGTTGTTGCAAACTCAGTGGCTGCGTTCAAGAAAAACGTGGTGCCAGATTGGGCAGCAGTCAATGTGGAAGCAGCAGTCAGCTCGGTGTAGGCAACTGCGCCTGTGATGTTGCCGATGAACCCATTGTCAGATATGACTGGGCCGCTAAAGGTTGTGTTTGCCATTAGATCCTCACATGCGATATCGGCGCATCAGTCTGCATGTCGTCAGCCGGGACTGTCTGATGTGCCGGAGCTAACCCCGGAATACAGGCACTGTAGCACTATGGCGCGGAGGATGCAATGCCGTTATAGACCCACCGTTTTTTGCCACAATCGTAGATCCTTCTTGCTCCCATCAAATAGGTCATCTCTGCCTCAGATCGTGGGTCAGTATTGGCGTCGAAAAAGTCTGTACTTCCATGCTCAATCAGACGTTTTTGAATATTTTTACGCTGATAATGGCTCTTGGGCCAAAGCCCCATTTTTTGGCTCCAAACCTGATAGTCAGCAGGAATCTCTTCTTCAAGTTTAAAACCTAGCTTCTCGTACATGCCCCCGTCAAAGTAACGATTGTCTGAAAAACTCTTAACCACTACGTTTTCATGATCCTGTAAAAAGGCCTGGAACAGACGTGATGCAGCTCCCACCACGGTGATGCGTGTTGCAAATCGAGACAGCGTCCAAACCCGTTCCGTGGCCCCACGATCGTTGGCTCCAAAAGTAAACCGCATACACGCAACAAGCGTGTCGCCGTGGTAAAGACCGTAGTGAATGCCGGATCCATTGCCTCCTTGCGGATGATAACGATCATAAAATTTCTTGGCATCTAATGAGTCAACCTTACGTAAAGAACACTTCCTTGCCATCAACTTGCCCTTGGATTTTCCCACAGCATTTCTAAGCAGCCTTCGGATAGCGAACTCGTGTTCCTCCCATTCCGACTCAAAGATAGTAATCAAACGGATACCGAGATCGCGACAAGCTTGATGCTTTTGAACATGCTTACGCTTGTTTTCCAACTCGTCCTGGGCACTCTCATGGGAATGCCAATACATCCCGCAATATTCAACGGCCAGACGGTGTTCGGGCAGGTAAATATCAAGTTCCTTGCCTCTCAGTATTTTTCGGTTTCGGGTCTCAACCGGTGTGAACATTGACAAAAAACGTCCGACTCTGTCTTCTTGTTTTGACAGTAAATGTCCGCACTGTGGACACCCATGAGCCCTCTTTAGATGGTGTTCTGCTGTTTGGATAAAGATTCCATGTTCCTTGCAGAGGATTTCAAGCTTTGATCTCGCTCCCAGATAAACAGTATTGCTATAGTCATACTGATCCCCATGGACACCTAGAGCTTCCTCAACAAAACAATCGCCAAAGACTCGTTTTTTGGTGTCGGCGGTTTTCTTAGCAGCACTTGAGATGTTGAGTCTTTTTCCACGACTCAAGGCACCACAAGACGGACACCCTTGCTTTTCGTATAAATGCTTGAGTGGTGTAATGAAAAAATCACCGTGATCCGCACAGGTTACGGTGATCTTAGTTGTCATGTTGACGTATTGCGTTTTGTTGTAGCCATAGCGGCTGCGATGAGCCTCAGAGACTCTTTCCACAAACTCCACCGGATCCATCCGTTTGGATTGGATACGCTTTTCTTCACCACATCGAGGGCATCCTGCTCCGTTTTTACGCAATTGTGCTGAATACTGTTGAAAGGGTCCGTGTTGAGAGCAAACGATCCCTAACATAGGCTTAAGCGCAGAAACATAAACAGCCTGTGAAAAGTCGTAGCGCTGACGAACAGCGTCAGGGAATTTTGCAACAACTTGTTGAGTGGTAAGCATAGTGGCTCTCCTGTATGTAATGTTGCCTATTATACGTAAAATTACCGATCTTGCAAAAAGAAAGGCCACCCGAAGGTGGCCTCTCGCAATCAAGCTAAGTGCTTGATTTTATGCAGCTCCAGGGCTTCCAAAGATGCCTCGGGGATCACTGAACCCAAACGAGTACCGCTCACGCGCCTTGTACCGTACGTTACCGGTGTCGAAGTCGCCTTCGAAACCCGTACGCATAGCCACACGCTCAAACATCTTCATGCCGTTAGGTGCATCCGTCTTGATGAAGAATGCCTCTGGGTCGGTCAGGAAGTGGTTGACCACATAACCCTGCGGAATCATGCCCATGTTCTTGATGGCATTGATGTCGTTGTCTGCTGTTCCAACACGCAGCGTGGACTTCATGATGCGATCAGCGGTAAACATAAGCTCTTTCGGGATGATCAACTTCAGACCCTGAACTGAGATCTTCAGGCCACGTTCATCGGTGAACGCTGCAATGTCAATCAAAGACTGCTCAAGCGAAGTTTCCGAAAGATCAGCAGGTGTGGTGAGCTCGTTCTTGAGGTCTGGGCCACCAAGGGTGGGGTGATCCAGCGCGCACAAGGGCTTGCCGTCGCCACCGAGTGAGGTGGTGAAAGCACCGTTGAGCACCGCAGCAGCTTTGATCTGCTTGGTTTGTGCCATGGAGCGAGCCAAAGCCTTGGTGTAGCGCGCTGCCAGACGGTCGTAGAGGTTGTCCTCAACGGCTTCTTCAGTCAGCGAGAATGCCAAAGCGATGGTTTCGTGGGTGTAGCGAGCGGTGTAAACCTCTTGCGCGTTGTCGTATGCGACACCAGCGCCTTCAGTCTTGACCGGAGCCTCACCAAACCCGGATTCCATGACTTCCTCTTCAAACGCACGATCAGAAGACTCGACAGAATAAATCTGCAAGTGTTCGTTTTCGTAGTTCTTATACTCCATGCCAAAAAGAGCGTTAAGTCCAGGCTCAAGCTCTTTGACCAGTTGGGC